AGCTCTGGTGACTATGCTAAGATTGAGAGTACAGGTAAACACTCTGTTGTTATGGCTGCTGGTAACAATTCTATTGCCAAAGCTAAGATAGGAAGTTGGATAACACTTTCAGAATGGGATTGCATTAATGGAGTTTGGACTCCTATCTGTGTAAAGACCGAACAAGTAGATGGTGAACGTATCAAGGCTGATACCTTCTACAAACTGGTTAATGGTGAATTTAAGGAAGTTGAGGAATAGAATGAAACAGAAAGGTTTAGCCGAGGAGTATGCAGAGAAAGAGTATCACCGTGTTAATGGAGACGATGCTCCATGCTTTACGGATGAAGCCTGCTTTAATTTTGACGACATTAGGTACGCTTTCGAGGCAGGATATGATAGTGTATTTGAGGGACTCCACCTTTTATTTAAGGACCTACAAGAGGGATTAGTAGCAGAGGCTCATCTTCTTAATGAGTACTATCATATCCGTAAATCAGCATCAGTAGAGGAATCACGATATACATTTGTATTTAAATATGAAAAGCCGAATCAATGGTACGATACATTGGAGGAAGCTATGGACGCTGCTAATGATGATTATCGGGAACGAATAAAAAAACATTAGGGTTATGAAAGAAAAGAAAGATTTAGCAGAAGAGTATCTTACAAAGGCAAAAGAAAATGCCATATACTTCAAAGATGGCAGCTTCCCTAATATGCCTTTGTTCCAAGAAAAAGACATCAAGGATGCTTTCAATGCAGGTCGTGAGAGCGTGGTGGAGAATATGCCAGAGTTGAAGTGGCAAAGAGTTTACGAATATGGACCATACCTTGCCGTAACAGTTTTTAACTGGTTCTACAGAATAGAATTTGCTTACAACGAATTTAATTTATTCTGTAATAGCTATTTTATCAGTCGTTATCTCTCACTTTTAGAAGCTAAGCAGGCAGCTAACGAACACTATAAGAAACAAATTAAACAAGCATTAGGATTATGACTACACAAAAAGAAATAGAAGAAATGTTTTTCGGACTTTTAGAAAACATCTCTCAGATATGTGACAAAACAACATCTGGCAATGTATCTCATAATATTGCTACAATTAAATATAAGTGCCGAGATATGTTGCAGTTTTACAAACAATATCCTGTAACTCTTTGGCACTCTGTGAAAGATGGAGAGTTGCCACAAGCAGGAAAGAACTGTATCTTTAGCTATCAAGGGAAGCTATACAAAGGGTCTATGTACGAGGACGGAGCGTTACACTTTGATGATGAGTTTTCTCCAATGCTCGACATTAACGAAGTCGACTATTGGATGGAAATACCAGAGTTACCAACAGAGTAAAAGGAACAATTATGATGAAGAAGCTAATTTGCAGACTATTCGGACACGTACACGTTGAGGAAATGTACGCAGCCCCACTCGTTGAAAAAGAACGCAGATACGTGGTAATTAAGGAATGTAATTGCGCTCGTTGTGGAAAGAATATATCCTTTGAAATGAGTGAACCAAAATCACGTGCAGAATTGTTGCAGGGTGGTTGGTTTATCAAATCAGAGCCAATATGGATTTCACGTCCGTATACAAAGTACAAACAAGGTAATTTGAGGATTGCAAAATGATTAAAGTATTATTACCATTGTGTGTTATTTTCTTTATAGTCCTCTACATGGTATTTGCATTTGTAAATTGGGATATAGCATGGGTGGCACACGTAGATGTGATTGCGAGGTGGCTTTTTATCTTATGTTTTCAGCGGTTTATTTGGAGAGCAAAGATAAACATTAAAGATTAAAACAGTATTGTATCAATATCAGATATAGAGAATGGTTGGTATTATTGGGAAACGGAAGTTTCTCACGCTAATAATATAGAAAGTGCATACGATTTTATAGAAAATGAGTTACCTCCAAATGTAGATGTTTATTTCCAAGATGAAAATTATTTGAAATTTATATTTAAAGACGGTAAGTATTATTCTGCGACCATATTCGGCAATGGCGATTTTACGCATCATCAAGCTGATTTTGAATTTATAAAATAAATAATTATGAACGGAATAACGATTAACAATAAACAATACATCTTTCTTGAAACAAGCGAGGAAGACGATTGCATTGACTGCACCAAGTGTGATTTAAACAAAGATGGATACTCTTTATCATGTAATGCTTTGTGTGAGAACTTTCATGAGTTAACACATGAACGTGGCGGGTATGGAGTGTTTAAGGAACTAAAAGAAGAAAGTAATATGAAGAAACTAATTTTATTATCAGTGTTAGCGTTTGTTGTCAGTTCTTGTGGTTACGAGATTAGGAAGAAACCCGAACCACCTAAGCCGAAGCTGACAAAGGAGCAGATACGGAAGCTAGAATACGAGCAACGATTGAAAGACTACGATGTACAGTTCTTATTTGAGTGTAACGGAGTAAAGGTTTATCGGTTTTTAGACGTGAAAGGATATGTTTATTTTACTGATGCAAACGGAATGATAAAATATCAGTACACTACGAGGTCTGGTAAATTTGGTCATCAAACACACAAAGTTCAATCAATTAACACAAGGAGATAATATGAAAAGAGTAACAGAAATTAATCAACTTACAAAAGGTGATATTATAGTAGCAATTGCAGACCACAAGGTCGTAAAAAGAGAGTTTGTATGTGTGCATCCACACAACGACAAGTATTCACTGTTCTTGGATGAATTGCAGGATGGGTGTCCCAAGTTCTACAACGATAATTTCAAAATTAAAGAGTGGTATTTGTTTACAAACAGTAAGGAGGATTGGAAAGAACTCAATGCCATGATGTTTAAGGAACTCAAAAAGACAATAGTTTTTTACGAACAACGTAGCAAATAAATAAGATTATGAAGCGTGAAATATTGTTTAGAGGGAAAAGACTTCGAAACGGGCAAGTGTTTTCCGCAACATTGAAAGACCTTGCAGCGAGCAAGCCGAAGAAGCCGCAAAGCGAGTGAAAGAAGTGTTGCGTAAGTATCACAAGGAGATAGGAGAATAAGGTTTAGATACTAACACTAAAAAACGAACGAGTATGCGCTAACGTTCTCTGATACGGGCTTAAATTATGACAAAAGAAGAATACACAGAAAGACGAGCTGCACTTGTTGGGCAGGCGATGAAGATAAACAGAAAATTCTTTCCTCGCTGTGTTAAAGCAAAACTCAGACAGATTGCACAATTGGAAAACGAGTATCGTGGTACTGACTACGAAACTCGCAAGAATGAACTTTACAAAGAATGGTTTAGCTAATGAGAGTAACTTTGGATATTTCATTTGATGGTAGGAATATCAATGACATTTATAACCTGCCGTGTGTAATGGCAGTGACGAAAGATGCAACAGGGAAACCTGCTGTAATTCTCAAGAAGACACACACCAAAGGACGGACGATAGCTCGCCTTGGTGACCATATTTGTCAATATGAAAGCGGCCTATGGCAGGTTTACGGCTCTGAGGCAGCCGATAGAATAATTAAAACAGGTAAATACGCACATGAGTAATATTTTCGATGCAAAGAAGTTGGCTAAGAAAGAAATAGTTGACTTCATGAAGGTTACGGAGAAACATAGAGAAACTTTTAATCATGTTTCATCTTTATTCCATACTATTATAGGCGGTGCAAACGATGTTGCACATACCTATATATTAGATGCGATAGAGAAAATCAAAGAAGCAGGTTTGTATCGACAAAGAATAAAGAAAGCATGCAAAGATGCTATCTCTCGCTACGAGGTATTTGAGGAACTCAACATGCAGGACATGCAGAATGCGGAAACGGATAAACGGCAGCTTTATATGGACTTTCTCGATAGCGTAGACGAAAGGCTGAAACCTCATGTATTTGTATTTCGTCAGTCGATAAAGAGAGTTCTCGATAGGAACATGATAAAGGATAGTGAATTAAAGTCACATGTAATCCTTGTATATGAACTTATAAATTATGCAGTAGTGTTATTTGATAAGTTCATCGAAGGATGCCCATCGTGTCCTCCTGTGAATTTCGGACTGACGTTCAAACCTGCAAGGCTTTACCCAACGTTACAAGCATGGTCGGACGTTGAACAGATGATATGCAAAGATTGCGTTGGTTTCGACTTGAATGATGACAAAGACTGCCGCCTTGCACTTGACATCATAGAAACGCATCTTGTATCAGAGGAATATCTCAATAAGAGCGGAGAAGAAGCTCTTTCACTTAATCCTGATGCACGAATGGAGGCAGACCGACACATGATGGAGTGGGACAAGAAACATCACAAGAAATATGAACTCACAGATAGACAAGCAGACTATCTACGTGAGAACTATCACATTAAGACAAACAAGGAACTCGCTGCCTTTATAGGTTGTGGTCTTACAAAGCTACGTGAGTTCGCAAAAGAGTTAGGTCTAACAAAAAAGTTGCATGAGTAGAACAAAGTTTTGTATAATGGCAGTCATAACCCTTGCTACATTTGGGTTTGCTGTTTACGTACATAGTAGCAACAGACTTGTAAAGGGTATAGTTATCGAGAAATCGGAGATACCCGAGCACTACGAAACGATAGATAAGGGTGTCTTGCCTTATGAGCAGAAACACATTAATGCTCAGTATTTCGTCACTCTTTCGTTTCGCAATAGGAAAGAAAAGATTGCCGTTGATTGGGTGACGTTCGACAAAGCAATCGTAGGTAAAATATTAACAATCAAAAGATAATATGGGAAAGAGAGATTTTCAAGAATTGATGGATTTTGCAAGGTCTAATGACCTTATGAACGTTCCACTAAACATCGTTATTCAAAAGTTTAGGATTTACAAAGGGAGTGCCAAGTAGGTGCTCCCTTTTTTGTTTATACTAAAAACCCTGCTTGTCCTCTCGGATTGCAGGGTTATCCTAAAAATAATCTTACCTTAAAAAACTAAAAACCTATAAAATCTACTGCAAAAATTATCTTCTACAAATTTAGCAAATTATCGTGAAAGATGCAAGAGAAAAAGAATATTTATTCAACGAGTTTGTGAAAATTCTTTCAAATATTGCAAACATTGGAAAGAATTTCCTTATCTGTCTTGTCTTCGTCCGCTTAGCGAGTATCAAGGATGATACTCGCTGAGAGGTAAGATCTTTCCCAAGTGTCCCTGCATTTTTTGAGAATTCCATATTGAACTTTGCTTGTACTTTTCCACTAAATGAGGAGCGACGTACAAATTCTCTATACGTGCATAAAGGATTCCCCAATAATAGATTTTTTCGATGACCGTATCACCTTTTAATACCAAGTTCTTTATCCTTGCACTATTGAATGCTAACTCATCAATGCCTGTTACAGAAGAAGGTATAATAACATTTTCTCCTTGGCTAAAACGAAACATAGAATGTGGAACTATTGTTAGTCCCTCTGGTAGCTCTATTGTGCCGAAAGTAGTGTTTTTAAACATTTCTATTTCGTTCTTCAATGAAGTGAAGTACTGAAGTTCTGCAAAACCTTTTATTGTGAGGTTTTGAAACTTAGTCCCGATGGGATTAAAACAACATTTGAACACCGTTTTAATCCCATCGGGACTATATTTGCAGGAAATCGAAAAATAAGAAATCTACAGGTCTTATCATTTACCAATATCAAAAGACTTGGATATGAGAATTTAAAGGAATGTGTCTCTTTAGAATCAATTACTATTCCTAAGAGTGTTGATATTATAGACTGGTATACCTTCGGAGGGGCCACAGGAAAAAGCCTTATGTCATTAAAGAATGTTATTGTCGAAAAGGGCAAGCTATCATACATACCAGAAGGGTTTGATAACAATATAAAGGATGTTGTAGACTATCCTTCTACCATATCTTCTTTTGGATGGTCTCAACCGAGCTTGCATGCGAAGATTACTATTTTAAGAGCCCCAACCCCTCCTAATCTTGATACTCGTTCGCTCGAAGGTAACGGTCTTATATATGTACCCGACGATGCAATAGAAGTTTATAAACATTCTTACGGCTGGTCTCGTATTGCAGATAGAATTTATCCCCTTAGCGAGTATCATCCGTGATACTCGCTTAAAGGCTTGATGAGTTCTGCTTTGTCTTTCCATCCATAGGCATGCTTATATTCTTCGACCAAATCATCAGGCACATAGATAGCGTTACCATTGTAGTAGAAAGACCACCCATATAATTTTCTAAATTCAACAACCTTTTTAGATCGAAAAATAAGTATCGCAGTTACATTTGTAAACGTAGATGATTCTATGACACCTGTATATGTTTCAGGGAAATCAAGTACTTTAAGAGCGATACAATTAGAAAATGTCCTGTATAAGGCTGGTGAAGGCTTCATATTGACAGGGAATACTATTTCTTTCAGACGAACACAATTAGAGAACATCGTATGTTGTAGTGTACTCTCTTTTGGCATTACTATTTTTTCAAGATTCTTACATCCGTCAAAAGATCCAGTTTCGTTTATACTTACCTTTGTGAAGAATCTGAACGAAGAGAAATCTTTAATCTTGGTATTATCGTTGAATATAGTCCCGATGGAACTAACGGCTGCTGCTTCCTCCATAGAGAGTTCACCGTCACCGTCCTTATCCCAGTTTTCAACGCAGATGCGCTTCACCTCTGGGTCCTCGAAGCGAATCCACCACTTAGCGATGTTCAGCTTGAGTTTTGGATAGTGCGTCATTAGTGCATCGTAGGTGTCGCGATATGCACCAGTGGTGAGGTTGATTGTACCATCTAAGACGGGGTAAGGGTCGTTGCCGTATTGCCCCTCGGCATCGATGCCTTGGTACGTACCGTCTACAAGTTGGGAGAGTTTATCGAATGCTCGTCCGTCGGTAAATGTTTCATTGAAGCCGACACAGCGCACGTAGCGCAGAGCGTGAGGAGTTTGCCCGACTTGCGCATCCATGATATCGATAAGTTTCTTCACGGGTTGAAGGTTATCGCAACCGCTGACAAAGTAACTCATTACGTTAGGTGCGCAGGGTTCTGTGTTACATTTCTCATTTGTGAGTTTATCGAGGTTTTTCAATTCCACGTATGAGGTCGAAGCTGGGTAGTCCACCTCCTCGAGAGCACCACCATCCGCAAAGTGTGCTTCGGTGAGCGATGAGCCACCAGCGAGGAACTTACGCAGACGGAAGTTACTACGCATATCAAGCGAACCTCCGAGCGTAGAGATGTTCTGAACATCAATCTCCTCTAAGGAGGTTGTATTACCGAGCGTAAGAGAAGCGATAAGTATCTTCACCTTCTGTTCGTTCTCATCACCTAACTTAAGTCGCTTGAGTCGCTTACCAATGATTGAGAGTGCACCGTTAATTACATACGAACTCCAATCGCCTATATCGAGCAGGTAGTCAGCTGACTTGACAGATAGCTGCTGGTCGGACGTGCCGTTAATGTCTACGACTATCTCACACGGCTTACCAGCATCTGTGCGGTTGCCACGCATAATCGTGGTACCGTACGCAATAGTAGGATACAGTTTCATTGCAGGTGTCAGGCGCAGAACGATAGAGTTAGTCGTTGCATCCGCCTGTGCAGATGTACGCACAGTGATAGCACCTTCAGCGGTCTTTGCATCGTAGTCACCGAAGGAATACTTAGACATAAGGTACTGGATACGCTTCTTCACCCATGCAACCTCAGGTGATTGACCATCACCGAGCGACTGACCGAGTGGGTCGGTATCGTTCGTGTATGTTCCCTGTAGCATGGCAAGTTTCATTTTCTCGTAGAGCTTGCCATCCTCATTGTATAACATGGATGAGAATTTATCAATCACAGAGAAATAATACTTCTCAAAGTAAGCAAAGAGTTTTTGCTGGTGTGAACCTTTCTGCAATCCACCCAATTCTTCCATCTTCGCAAGCATACGACGCATCATTTGCGCACGTTCCTCGGGGTACGCTTGTTCCATTAAGTTCCACAACACGGACTTTTCTCCATTCCATACTGGTGTGCCGTCAGCATAGGTGTCGTGAAACTCTACCCAGTAAGGCTTTTTCATTAAACCTTGATTGATGGTCGTTATAATTGTATCAAGGTCATCCTGACGAAATTTCCATTTACTCTTTGCCATATCTATTTCACATTAAAGTTATAAGGGTATGTGTTTTTAGCGCAATTATCCGTTGCTGCTATTGTTTCTACGTATAGTTGATGAAAAAGAAGGTCCATGATGTCCCAGTCCTGTGGCTGCTCAGCACGGAGTTTCTGAATGCGTGCTGACTTGAATAACTCATTGAGCTGGGCTGCATCACTAACCGAGTTGAATATCGTCTCAGTCAATCCGTACTTATCACCGACCAACTGCTGTCGAAGATTAACCACCGACACACCGCTATCGAGTGTTGACGGACAGAACCGCTTATACAAGCTATCGTAATAGTATAGGTTGTACTGATTAGGGTCGCCAGCCTTTGCAATCCAATACTCAATGTGTGTTGAATGCGGGTCAGCATTCAGTTCGTCAAGCGTTCCATTGAAAGGCTCAATGAACGTATTGCACGAATAGATGATATTATAAGCCGTGATATACGACTCAACGAGTTGCTCTGCACGTTGACGAGTCTCATTGTCTGCTGTTGTCTTATCATCCGCAGGGAGGTCGGCATAGTCTAAGTCCCAGCAATTCTCCCAAGAGAGTTCAGATACTTGGTACTGATACGCTTCCTCCTCTGTGTTGTAACGGATGCGCCGTTTGTCCCAAGGCACTTGATACAGGGTAAGACGTGGCGAGTTATCAGAGCCTTCTATAGATAAGAGGTCAGGGAATAAGTCCTTATCATATCCGAAGGTTGCAGCGTCACCCTTATCTGGTCCTACTGTAAACAGACCGACAAACTTGTATGTAACAGTACCGTCTTCAGCCGTCTGCTTCTCAAATCCAACGAATGTCTCTTGATAAATAGACACTCGTGCTTCGCTATCCTGCTCGATACCCTCATTAGTCAATCCAACCGCCTTCCATAGGTCGGTATATGAGTTTACAGAACCTAACTTATGGTATTGCATAGAAGAAGCGATATTCTTCTTCGCTGTCAGCTTGGAGATTTTAGGCAGGTTCTTAAACAGTTCAAATTTCTTCTGTGTAGTCTGACCGTCCTCATAGACGATAGTCGTGTCCTTAGCTACCTTTGCCTTCCAATTCCATAGGTAGTAAAGCATAGAAGATGTACCTTGACCTTGCAGCTGAAGATTGGTAATCGTCAAGCGGTTAAGGTTCGCATTGCCATCCTTAGGATATATCTCAAGCGTACCCTTTGGACGATAAGACTTTCCATATTCATAAGCCGGCAATGGCTTATCGAAAGTAAAGACATTTACCTTGCCACGGACCTTGTCAAAATCGACCGTGGTACCGAGGGTATCATAGATGTCGTTGTCCAACTTTTCAGCACTCTTTTCTCCTACGGTTGCAAGTGCATTGATGTAATCTTGATGCACGTTTGCAGCATCCATTGCGCTGTCATAGATACGAATAGAGTACAAATCAACATCAGCCTTATCCGACCCAATGACAATACCACCACCTGAACCTATCAGCATAGAATCAGTAAGCAGGTAAGCGAATTTACGAGCTTCGACACCGTCAATATAGAGATAGACAAGGTTAAGGTAATAGGTATTTCCATTGAGTACATACGTGTACTTCTTAGGAGAAATTACGAGTGCCAGGCGAATACGCACACCATCATCTGTATTCATCGCTTGCACATCAGGATTACGCTCACTACGGGTTGCGAACATAATAGAAGAAGGTTTCACTTTCAGGCCGATATAACCCTTCTGATAAGGCAT